GATCCTTGAGAAACAGGCCCTTAAACTTGCGGACCGGATAGACGACGACCTTCTGGATCGTGTCGATCATCAGACACGGATCCTGGCCTATATCGCCATCGCCGGCGCGCTGGTCGTGATCCTACTCCCGGCCCTTTTGAAGATCATAGGGGGATGACATGGAGAAGCCTTATTGTTCGCTTTGTTTACACCCGACGGAAATGGTCCAGGTCCGCAATTCCTTCAGTCATGAGTTTGGGATTCATTCCTGGATCGAAAAGGTGTCCCGGTGTTGCGGCGAAGGTCTGACGACGCGCCTCGATGCAATCGGAAAATACCTGATCGACAGAAAAAGGAGAGAGCGCCCATGTTGATGCCGTCCGTAACGGAGATCATCAAACCCTGGGTTTCCTTTGGCGGGATTCCGAAAGCGGTCCTGGACGCGGCAGCGGAACGCGGCACAGCAGCCCATGACGGATGTTTTCTTGTGGCAAGGGGCAAGGACCCCGGCATCCTGGATGACGATGTCCATGGCTACGTCAAGAGCTTCCGCCGCTGGTTTGACGATATGGTCCAGGATGTGATCCTGGTCGAACAACGCCTGGCCCATCCTGGTTACTACTACCACGGAGAACCGGACCTTATTGTCAAACTTAAAGACGGATATTGTGCCCTGATAGATATCAAAACCCCGGTCATGTCGTCGAAGTCCTGGCATCTTCAGGTTGCCGGCTATCGAGAATTGGCCAGGGCAAACGCCATGGAAACGTCCATCGCCGGATGGATACAGCCGGACAGGGATGGGAAAACGCCCCGCGTGACGTGGGCCAAGGACAACAACGCGGACCTGGTCTGTTTTTTACAGATGTTGAACATCCACAGATACATGAAAGGGTGTTGATATGAAGGGAATAACCCTTTCAAAGGGCATGACGGCGCTGGTTGATGATGAAGATTATAAGTCCCTTTCGATGCATAAATGGCACGCGCAGAAAAATGGCTGTTATTATGCGATGAGATTTATCAAAAAAGATAAAACTTTAATTCAAATGCACCATGCCATCATAGGGAAACCACCCAAAGGAAAGGTAACAGATCACATCGACGGGAATGGGCTCAATAATCAAAAGGCTAATTTGCGTCACGTTACCCCAAGAGAAAATCAACAGAACCGCCACCATCCCAAAACATCAATGTTCCCAGGGGTTAATTGGTCCAAAGCAAATAAAAAATGGAGAAGCCAAATTAGAATAATGGGCAAAAGGAAACACCTGGGAATGTTTGATAACGAAATTGACGCATCTAATGCTTATAAAAACGCAGTAAATAATTTGAAAGGAGCATGAAAGATGATGGATTTTGAAGGCGTATTGAAAAATGTAGCAGAAGCGGACACGATCCCAACAATAGGGATGAAAGAACCGGCCCCGGATGTCGTTTCGCCGGGCATCCAGGAGCCGCGGTCAATGGTTGATATTCAATTCTCAAACGTCACCAGGCACGTCGCCCGGATCGTCGCGGACGCGGAAGCCCTGGAGATCTCCGACGCGGACCGCCTGGACTTCGCGGTCAGCCTGGCCGGGGAATGTAAGAAAACTATCAAGGGATTTGAAGCGAAGCAGAAAGAGGTCACGCAGGGCGCGAAGGATTTTATTGACAGCGTCCGCGGTTTTGTGGGCCGCTTCACGGACAGGCTGAAGGGAGCGGAAACCATCATCAATCAGAAGGTCAGCAATTACAAATTACAGATTGAGATCGCCAGGAAAAAACAGGAAGCCCTGGCCAAGGCCGCGGCGGAAGATCTGCAGAAGAAGCTGAATGAAGAAGCGGCGAAGGCCGGCGTCAAAGCCCCGGAAGTCCCGGTGATGGTCATACCAAAGGAAAAGGCGGCCATCAAATCATCGACAGGAACGACGGCCTATGAGGTTAAGCGCTGGATCTGCACCGTCCAGGATTCCGCAGCGGTCCCCCGGCAGTATTGCGAGCCGGTAAAAAAACTATTGGATGAAGCGGTCAAAATGGGCGTCCGAGCAATCCCAGGCTGTAAAATTGAGGAAATAACCGAAACAAGATTCAGGGCATAAGAAAGGATGATTATGAACGGAACAGAATTGATCAGATCGGAAAGGCATTATGATCCGGCGATTGCCGCCGCGTCGGAAGCGGTCAAGGCCAGGATCCAAAGCGCTTACATTATGGCCATTCAGAAACCCAGGGACACGGACGAAGCCAGGGACCGGATCCTTCACGCCTGTAAGCGGCCCGGATTCGCGGAGCGCGTGGAATTTTCAAAGCCCGTCGCCGGCCGGTCCATCAAGGGCCCCTCGATCCGGTTCGCTGAATTAGCGCTGCGGGAATGGGGGAACATCATGACGGATGTTCAAGTGCTTTATGAGGATGATGCGGTCCGCCGGACAAAGGTCCAGGTCATCGACCTGGAGACAAACGCGAGCTTCAGCAAGGAGATTCAAATATCAAAGCACGTCGAGCGGAAGAACGCGAAGGACCGTGAGATCATAAGCGAACGGATGAACACCAGCGGGGAAAAGGTGTTTATCGTGAAGGCAACAGAAGATGAATTGCACAACAAGGAAGCCGCGGCCATCAGCAAGGCGCTGCGAAACGAAGGGCTCCGGGTGATCCCGTCGGACATCATCGATGAAGCCCTGGACACGGCCCGGCGGACCCTGTCCGACAGGGACAAGAAGGACCCGGACGCGGCAAAGAAGGCCGTCCTTGATTCCTTTTCATCCATCGGGATCCGCCCGCGGGAGATCCAGCGCTTCCTGAAACATGACACCGGATCCATAACCGCCGCGGAGCTTCAGGAATTGCGCGGGATATACCGGGCCATACGGGACGGCGAAGCCAAGTGGTCGGACTACCTGGAAGCGGAAGCACCTGGAAACGGGAACGCGCTCCAGGGCACATTTGAAAGCACGATCCCGAAGGGCGCCGCGAAGAAGGACGTCAGCGCTTTTCTGGCAGCCCTGTCCGACAGCAACAAGGCCACGGTCGAAGAAGTAAAGGCGGAAGCGGTCCAGGAGCCCGCAAAACTCTGGCTGATCTTCAATGCGTGGATGAAGCAGAAGAAGGCGGCAGCGGAGAGATCCACGCTAGGCGATACCGCTCCGCCGGATCTGGCCCCTGGGGAATGCCCAGAACGTCCGGGCGTGACGACCTTCGTTTCAATCTGCGACAAATGCGAAAGACGGGAAGGTTGCCCGGTTTGGGGATGAGGATTTTAGAAATGGGGATAATTGACTTCGCACAAAAATCCACCGGGTTGCAAACATCCTGGGATGTTTGCAAAGGATCGTCTAAAGCAAAGGGGAATAAAACCTTTTTCCGCCGCGCTTCTGCTGCTAATTTTGAAATGGCAGAAGTAAGAAGGGGATTATTTTCGACAAAAAAAATGAACCTTTTGTTATTTACGGGGGCCATGATGGAAGAAATATCAGAGAAATTGCTTGAAGTCCAAAGCGAGATTCAAAAAGCCAAGCATGATATTCAAAAAACATACGGCGAGATTATGTCCGTTTATGATCAGTTAATGCCAAGACTCGCAGCGCAGCTGAAAGAGGTCCGGTCGTCGCGTATGTCGATATCAAGCGAGATTGCGGGCATCCTGTCATCAATGAAGGATGTAAGGAAATTCTTTGTTGAAAGCGATTACAAAAATGAAATGGAAAGGATGCAATCGTTTGTTGCCGTTTGCCGTGAATTAAGACGTCTGAAAGATGACGGGACGCTCGACGCCTTGTGCGACACAGCGATAAAGTTAGCACTAAAGGAAGGAGCCTAAAATGATTAAGGGAAAAGCGCTAAAGCGGGCATTGGCGACCGGCGACGCTATCCGTATACAAGGGGACGTCCCGCTGATAACGGACAGGACGGAGCTTATCACGCCTGAAATTGCTCAAGAAATGTTGAAGAATAACAAACGTAACAGGCCTATAAATTGGAAAAAAGTAGAAGATTACGCAAGGATCATGGCGGCCGGAGAATGGAAGTTACATTCTCAAGGAATAATCCTTGCGCCTGACGGCTCGATTTTGACAGGGCAAAAAAGATTATGGGCCGTCGTTTATAGCGGGGTCAGCGTCCTCATGAGGGTTAGTCGTGGCTGCCCCGCAGACACGGCGAGGTTGATAGACAGGGGGACGCCACAAACCGGGCGGGATCTTGCGGCGAGAGAAACCGAGAGAAAGCACACGGCAACAGAAGCAAGCATTTCAAGGGGTGTTGCTGTCTTACGGGGGAACAAAAGCATAACGCCTGATATCATCGCCGATATAATGATTGAAAAGCAGCATTGTCTTTCGGAAATCTTAAAGGAAACCAAGGGGACGAAAAAGACAAGGGCCGTCATAATGGTTTTGTCCGCCATGGTCTATTTATCAGACGGCAAAGAATCAGCGGCACTTCGGCCAAAGAGCGTGGAAACTTTTGCAAATATACTTGAAAAAAAACTATTACCCAGCACGCCTGATAAATGCTGGGGGCGTGGAGTTGCCTTTGTCCTGGCGTTAGAGCAAGCAAAAAATATCGTTCAGATCCCCCAACCATATGACCGACCTTGAACGCATAGAAGCAAAGATCGACAAACTCCTGTCCCTGTTAGGTGAAGGCAGGGACAGGACGACCGGGTCAGCCCCCCTCTTTTTTTACTGGCATTTTGCCAGCAGATCCGCCATGGCTGCCGGGCTCAAAAGATAGCCGTCAAACGGAGATGGCTGTCCCGCCGTCAGTTTTTCCAGGCGGCTGTCCCCCATGATGATCGTCTGTTCGGACGCGCAGCCGGTCAATAAGCAAAGAAAGACCATCGACGTCACCATCCAGGCACATCTTCCTGATCTTCTGAATGTCCTCATAAGGCTTTTCCTTCAAGTATTCCCTGGCCGCCATTTCCGACAGGCCGGCCAGGGATGCCAGCAATGAGACAATGTCGTCAATGATGATCATTTCTTGTCCGCGAAGGTGTCCGGCAGCAGCGCCGAAAGCGCCGCATAGACAGCCACCATGGCCGCCGCGATCAGGTCCACCTGTGCCCCGGACAGATTCAGGCCCAGGCCCGTCGCCACGGACAGGATCCCTTTCCAGGTCGATGCTTCGGCCAGCCGCACCTTGATCATGTTCCATACCATCATAACAATTCCCCCCCCTTTTTTTATTTTTTGCCTTGATATTTTATTGAAAAATGATTCCCGTCGGGTTTCACAAAATCCCCGCCCCATGCACAATCAGGATCTAAACTTTTCCACTTCTCACCGATAGGTCTATATGCTTCACTATCAGTTTCATAATCTCCATTCCGATATAGGGCCAAGTCATTAGCCAGGCCGTCATAGTGCAAGCTGCCTCTACGGTGACGGAGCTTTTCGCTTGATTCATCGAAATCTCTCCCCAGGGCCACGGCCCAGCCTGGCCGGCTGTTTGCCCAGGCGATGATCCAGCACAAGAGCCGCGTGAATTTTATGCGCTTGTCTTTAAGTTCGCTCATATTATCAGTTTGTCACGGACCTTTTCTATCGCGTCCCACACCTGGTCGTGGTTCCTGTCACAGCTATGCAGATCAACCTTTCCGCTAAGGTCCTCTTTTATCGCGGCCATGCAACGGTCCAGCTTGTCGATTTTTTCACAGATTGATCTGTTGCGCTCCCTGGCCCCCTCTTGCCAGATGGACAGGTTTTCGGCCTGTAATTTGTCGCGGGATTTGATAAGGTTTCCCAGCCACCATCCAAGAACCGGAAGGCCAATGGAGCAGACAACGAGATTCCAGGTGATAAGAGGCTCTTGCATGACAATGATTCCCTCCATTACGGTGCCGTCGTCACGATGACAGGCGCGGGCTGCTCGACAATCACAGGCGGCGGTTGAAAGACAACCGTCGGCGTCGCCGTGGCATTTTCGACCAGGCCACCAACCGTGCTGTTTGTCACAACGCCGTTGATGTTTGTCGGTCCGGCCATCTTGATCGTGTTCCCGGTCCCGGAAATGCTGTTAGTGATTGACTTGCTCGCGGCGTTTTCCGCCATCTTGCCCATGACACCTAACCCGATCCCGCCGACGATTGCCATTGGAGCAGCGGACAGGGCGTGACCGGCCCCGGCGATAAGCGGCTTCCAGGGGCTTTCCGGCTGATTGTATTGCGCCACGACAGGGACGGCCCCGGATCCTGAAGAATTGCAGACCACTTTGATCCCTGGAAATTCTTTCCCGGCCGGGATGTCAACGGTGCAAGCGGGCTTGTTTTGTGCATCCAGCCAGGCCTTCATGACCGCTTGCTGGGCCTGTGCATGGGCGACGGCCGCGTCCTTGTCATGCTGATTCATTACGCCGCAGCCGGCAAGAGCAAAGATCATCAAAAACAAAAGACCCCTTTTCATAAGCCCCCCTTTCAATCCGCTTTGTCTTTCGCGATCCAGTAGAGGACCCGCGCCATTTTCTTGATGATGACCTTCAAGGCAGCAATCGAGGACGCCGCCTCGATAGCCGCCTCGATCTCCGCCAATGACGGCAGATTGTCGATGACGGCCTGGGCCTTCGCCTGGATCCGGTTCTCCTCCGCGACGCGGGCGTCGATCTTTTCCTGGTCCGGGACCCAGGCGGACCCGTCCCACTTGCTTTCACCGTCCGGGGCGGCTTTGAGCAATACAAGTTCCTTGTTCGGTTGCGGGACGGCGTAAGAGCCTCTTACTTTTCCGTTAATGTCAAGGTCGTAGTAGCGCATAAATCCTCCTTATAGGGACATCTCGTAACCGTATGTAGCAATCCCCATTGCTGACGGCTCTGAAATTGCTCGGAATCTTATTTGACTTGATGTATCTGTTAAAATTCTATGAGTCTCTTGATTATTATAAATACCAAACTGGTTGAATAATGGAGCATTTGTAGCATGAGGGGCCATATCTGTGCTGTTAAGTGATGATACATAAGCTGAATATGCTGTGGCAGAATCTAACCTCAACACAAATATTGCCATAGTGATAATCCCATTCGGAGTGGATAGCGTGTATGATGTTGGCCCGGCAGTAGGATCACCACTATAATCCAGAATTGGCGAATCAAATATAAATGTTCTATTAACCCCTGTTCCCCACCAATCCCCGTTGATGATGTTACTTGAAGAATTTGTCCGGTAAGACCCGATCAGCCGCTTGTAATCGTAATTCTCTGGCATCGTGGGAGCCGTCGCAGAAATGGAGAACAGGGCATCCACAACACCCGTATCGGATCGCTTGATCAACCATACATGGAGCGTTCCAGAGGCAGGGATTGAACCTATGTCCATTGCACCAGCGTTAGTTCCCACTGACCATGCAGCGTCACCTTGTTTGGTAATGGCGGAGGCGAGAACAATATCAGCAGCGTCCGTGGAATCTCTGGCCTCTCCTACGGCAATCGTAATGTCGTGCTCCGTGTCGGCTGCATGAGACATGGCCAGGCCGGAGAGATGATTTGTCGGAAGCGCTGGCGTGGGGACATCCCCTATTGATATCGCTCCAATGGTTGCCCTGGCCGCAGCCGCGTCGGCGTCATCCAGGAGCGTTTTGACAAAGGCGCTGATCGTCGTGTTCGCCGGAAGCGCCAGCGTCAGCAGATCAACATCAAGGCCGATGGCTGTCAGAAAGGCCGCCGCCGTTGTTTCATCCAGGAGCGTTCTGACAAACGTCGAAACGGCAAGATCCCCGACACCCGCGATGTCCATGTTTTCAAGGTTCGTTCCGCCGGCGTTCCATCGAAGATGCTGAAGCGCGACGGGCGACGGCAGCGAAAGGCCAGTAACGGGAGAGGAAATCGGCAGCGTGACCGTCCGGCCCATGAGATCATAGAGTTGTTGAAGCTGCATGACGCCCCGGTCATATCCTTCTTCCAGGGTTGCGGCCGGCATGGCCCCGCCAGACGACAGGTCAATTTCCTGGGTATAATTCACGGCCCGATAGACCACGACCGTTTCCCCGGCAGCCGGCGGCGCCAGCGCATGAGCGCCGATCATGGTAATGGTCCCGGCCGTATAGGGCAGCGTCGTCCCCACCGGCGTGACCGTGTAATCCGTGTCCTGTATCAATACCGTTTCAACGCCAATCGCGTCCGCGATCAGGACCTCCAGGTCCGCGGCCAGATAATAGCTGATATTTGTGAACGGGAAGGCGATCGTCACCCCGTCGCCGGCATAGGATTGTTTGATCTTGTTATTCGGAACAGTCATTTTTTATCCCCCCTTTTCTTAAAACGTCGGCATCCCGGCCGGCGTTGTCCCTTCGTTTGCGCGGGCATCGGGCGAACTGCCGGATTCGTTCATAAAGACCACGGAGCCTGCCCTCTCCTTATCTATCGGAAATCCGGTATCGCGTCGCGCAGGAGTCAATATTTCATTCTCACGATCCCGCTTGATCTGCTTTTCCAATTCCCGCACCGCATCAATCGCCTCGTTCCCCGCTTTTGCAAGGTCTGTCATCTGCAGATATAGAATGTCTATAAACTCACGTTTTTCATTAGCTTTTATCAATGGGTTAATCGTTACGTCGTCTATCATGGAGTGGACATTTTTCATGGCCGCGTGAATCCCCTTGACGTCCATAAGGTCTCCGGCCTCCATGATCTTCATGGCTTCGTCAAAGCGAAACTCTTTCTGCAGGGCCTTCATGCTGTTTAGTTTTTTTGTGATGGTTTCATAGTCGTCGTAGAACCGTGTAATATTTTCCGTGCTGGCCGACGGGTAGCGGACAACGAACGCCTTGATTAGAGGATAATCCGCTAAAGTCTTTTCCGGTTTCTCGTAATCAGGTTTTACAACTCCGGCGGTCTCCAGTGCTAAATCAGACAGATTCATTGCATAGCGCCCCAGGCCGCCGGTCCATCCTTGAATCAAATTCTCGATCTTTGCCGGTGAAGCCACTGGCAATTCGTCCATCCATGGCAACTTTCCCAGGCCCTTGCCAATGGCCTTCGCTGTTTCAGAGGTATAGGGGCCATATTGATACTCGCTTAAAAGGTCCGTGCGGTTTTGTGGGACAATCGGCCTGTCAAAGAAAGAACTCCGGTTCGCCCAGTTTTCCATAATGGGGATCGCTGCCGTCGGGACAAGGCCCGGCATACCGGCCCTGGAAAGTGATTTCAGAAGGCCGTCAAAAGAATGAGGGTCCTTGTCCATGATAAAGTGCGTAATCCGTTCCGGAATAGACCCGAAGATAATCCCGATTTCAAAGGGTTTCGGGATACGGTAAACGGCGTTATCTGTCGGGATGAGCCAAAAAATGTCACGTTGCCATTGAGGGATGTCCTTGATCCTGTCGTCGTTGTGGTTCGCGACAGCCAGAAGAACGGAAGGAAGCGTAATGGCCAGGGCAGTTTTCCAGGCCATCCCGGAAGGGTTGTTGATGAACTCGCGCGCCATTTTATCCTGTCCCTGAATCCCGGCGTTCCAAAATGCCGTTATAATGTTCATGGCTTTAGTCGCCGCCCCCTTGCGGGCGAAGTCAAGCGTCACTTCGCGCGACGCAAAGCCTGCTTCCTGGATAGCCTCCTTTGACACCCCTTCCTTTTGCAATCCCTTCATGAACTCGCCGATCCGCGTCCCGGCCTCTCCCAGCTCCGAGAGGACGCGAAGGCCCTCGATGGGGTTTCTAATCAGGTTCCGGACCGGGTATTTTCTCAGCACATCCGCGAGTTGATCCTGCATATAGGCGCGGTCCATGCTGACCAGCATGGAATGATCGCCGCCCGCCTTCTTCCATTCCCAATACGCGTCTTTCTTGCCGGCAAGCGCAAAAACCCCGCGGACAAGATCTACGCCTGGAATGTATCCATATTTTGAATACAGAAACGCGGAGAACTGGTCGCGCAATGGGTTTCTGGAAATAAATTCCGGAGTCAACGTCGCCCCGGCGCGGAGCCACGAGGCCGGATAAGACAGAATCTTCTCCAGCAGGCCGACGCTTTCCTTGTCCAGGGCCTTGAACGTCCGGGCGATATCCGGATGGACCTGATAAAGCTCCTGCTTCCCGTCCCGAAATACGGTAATGACCTTCTCCTGTGGCGTAAAAGCGGACGGTCTGAAAACGACAGCGGCCTCCTCCGGAAGGTTCTCAAGCCCGAATTTCGCCAGCTCTTCCGGGGTAATCTTCACGGCCTTCATGGGGACGGGGATCTTCTCGACGAATTTCCCCATTCCTTCATTCTTCTCGGCCAGGTTAATCAAAGCCTCGCCGACGGCGTTCCGTTCGGCCATATTGATATAGACGTATGTATTCTTGATGATGGATTCCAGCGGGTCCTGAATGTCCCTCCAGGAACCCTTGATTTTCTTAACCGGGTTCCGTGCCTCAAATCCTTGTCCGATCCCCTTTCCCTCCGTCGCCTCCATGACCCGATAGAGGGGAACATAATCGTCGTTAAGTTCCTTGATCTTCGCGTAGGCCTCTTCTCCGATCACGCCGCTGTCACGCAAATAGTTCAGACAATGATCCTGGTATTCCTTCAAATCCTTGAACGTCTGCGAGAAATCGGCGTCATATTTATCGATGACGGCCCTGGCGTCCGCTTCGAGAACGCCCGTCTCTACCGGCTTTTCCCGACCGGCAAGCTCCAGCGTTCGCCTCGACACCACATAGGCCCGGAATTCATCCAGCCTATCCTTTATCGGCTCCAGTATTTCGTGCAGCGGCTTCCCGACATCCCGGTAGGTTTTAAACTCAAACGGACTATTTCTCAGGAAGGCGTCAACCTTTCCGTGCCATCCCCTAAAAAGGCGCGCCAGCCTGTAAGGATCTTGCGCGGCCTTTGGTTTTCCTGCTCCGCTCATCTCATCGACGATTTGCTTCAGGGGGTGCAAATCGTCCACCGTGGCGGTATAGAGGTCGTGCAGCGTGCTTTTCCGGTCGCCCGTTTCCCCGACGGAGATCTGAGAGAGGACTCTTTTGAGCGCGGGCTGCTTCAGGAATTTTTCGTAATGGTCACGCGCCGCCAGGAGAATGTCTTTGGATTCCGGGGACCGTTCGTCAAGAAGATGCTCAAAGTGTTTGTAAAATGACGGGGCCTTTTCAAGCGCCTTATTCGGATTGGTAATATAGAGACGCACGAATTCGGCGAACCCCTCCGGGACAACATCTTGCCCTGGTTTCGGTTTCGTCGCCATCGGTTCAAGTTCGCCGGAAAATGCCGCAAAGGGCTGCGATGTCAATCCCTCTGACTTGAGGGATTCAGGGAAGAGAAACTTTTGCAGGGCGTGTCCGATCTCATGAGAGATGACCTCGATGTCATTCGCGTTCAGTGTGCGGATTACCTCTGATTTTGGCTTGAATATGCCGATGGCGCGTTCCAGGAAGCGGCCCGTGCGGATGGGGATGTCGAGCTTTTCGGTAAGGAATCTGACAAGATCGCTACGTCGGGTAAGGGGATCGCTTGCTTCGCCTACTGATGACGGTTCACGACGAAACCCGGCCTGTGGGGACATGGCGATGGATCCTGCCCCGGATCCTCCCGCTGCCGCCAACCCCGCCCGCTGTCGCACAATGGCGGACAGGGTCGGGTCAAGGTGCCATTTCTCCCAGGCATAAAGCTCTTTATAAAGGTTGACAACCGCTTGTTTGACTGCCTCCGGGTTTCTCACGTTGACGCCCAGGGCTTTTGCCGTCTCCGGCCGGTTGGCCGCCCCGCGGACGGAATTGATCTTTTCCCGGATTTCCCGGATGATCTGCGATGCGGTTTTGGAGAGGACCTCGGCTGTCCGGATGGCCGAATCGTCATAACCAAACAGATCGCCCTGCTCGGTTTTTACACGATCTGCCGTGGAAAGCGCATTGATGAAGCTGGAAATTTCGTAAGGTTCGGACTTTGGGTGGGAAACGGCGTAACGGACGCCCGCAGCCTGAAGGGCCTCGTCACGCGGGGCTGATTTCGTTATGGCTTCGGCGGCTTCGGGACTAATTTCGCGTAAACGGAAACTGGAATAAGTTGAATCCGTGGCAGCTTGTCCAATGGTGTATCCCCGTCCTGCAATTCCGCGTTGTCGCGCCACGTCGGGCGTGTAGGTTTCGGGCTGGAGTCTGAAGAATTCTGCTTGATCATAGATCGTCCCCTTTCCTTCCAGGATGTTCGCTTCGGCGGCAAGCCGGCGAGCGTCGTTCGCACCGTATCCGTCCGCCTCGCGGATGACCTGGGCGTTGACCTGATCGACGCCATTCCGTTTCGCGTAGGCAAGCCGATGATGCCCGTTTGCCACATACAGCTTGTCATCTTTTGCCTGCCAGAGCAAGAGATTTCCGGCGGCCAGGTCGTTCCAGTCTCCTTCAAGGGATTTCTGAACGCCCTCGTTGTCCACATCCATCTTAAACTGGAAGCGGTCCGGATCAACGGCAATGTCGGAAGTGTTCACCCGCCGGACCGGCGATGTTTTCGTATCGACTACGGACGTGACGGCGCTCGGCCTTACATCCGCTTCCGCTCCGGCCTGCCGTTCCCGGTATCGCCGCGTCGCCTCTTCCCACCAGCCCTTTGATGTTTCTTGATCACGGCTAAATTCTGCTTTCATTTCCGGTGGGATTTCCCCCTTGTTATTCGCCATAACCGTCCGCCATTTTTCATAAAGCGCATGGCTTTTGCCGACGACTTCTGCCCCCTCCGGGAAATGCACCTGGACCTCACCGATATGACCGTCAGGCGTCCTCACATCAAGATGAATGGCGCGATAACCCCATTTATTCGGTTCGTAAATCATATCATGAGGCTCGCTCACGGCTCCGTCCGTGCGAAGGGCGAGGTCTACCCCGCGTTCTTGCAAACCCTTCACAATTTCAGCAATACTTCTTTCGGGGTCCTGGACAATGATCCTGGAGCCGAGATAATCCGTGATCCCGTCCGGCCCGAAGTCCGGATCATCCCATTGACGCTGTTCAATCTTCTCATCTATCCGCTTGCGCTCTTTGATTCTCAGGTCCACCGTCCCGTTCATCGGTTCAGCGATCTCGGACAGGGCTTTCTCCAGGACCGGTAGGGCCGTTTCCGCTTTTCCGACAAGCTCGTCTATTTCCGCATTTCTCTTGACTTCCGCCGCGGAAATGGATATATTTTCAGTGAAAGGAGTTCCGTCAATGGCTGAATCATATCCAGAATACTTCCTGTTCGAGGGAAGGGTCGTAAGGGCTTCTGAAACGCCGGACGGCGGTTTGGCGTCAAGCGTCTGGCGCAACGGGGCTTGGGAAAGAGGCGGGAACTTCGTAGAGGCTTCCTGGTCCGGTCGGGAATTGTCTCCGGGAGCCGTCGCCGAAATCCTCGGACCCCAGGCGGTCGCCTGATCCTCTTTCGCCCGGTCCAGAACGATCTGCTTCTGCAGGTCCCGGCTTATCTCGTTCAGTCCCATCCTTCCGCCAGGCGACATCGAGCTGTAAATCATCCCCGTTCCAAATCCCTTTGCAATCTCCCGTTCGCTCCCGCCCTCAGACGCCGTCTGCAACGCAAATACGGACCCCATAGCCGGGGCGCGTAGATACTGTTTCATCGGTCCCATGGCGTGAAATACCGCGCCAAGGACACCCCGCTTCGCCGCCTCGACGAGCGCTCCCGCGATCTCGCTCTTCCCCTGTTTGTGCGCCTGTGCCGCGCCGAGCAGCGCGGAATATGGGATATTAAGAATAAATTCGGTAATCCCCGGAATTGCGCCGCCGACAGCTTCGCCGAACAACTCTTCCAGGAACGACACGCCGACCTGGCTTGACCGCTGCTGCCAGTATTCTGTGTTTTCATTGTATTGCTTTGCTGCCTTCTCAAACAGACCGCCTTTTTTGGCTCCGGCCTGTAATCTCTCCGAGGCATAATCTGCCATTATGTCAAAATGTGCCGATAACGTCGCCATCCCACGGTTCAGCGCTGCGGCCGTCGTGTATCCGGTAGATAGAAAGGGCTGTGCGAATGGCATGATCACGGACGCCAGGTCCCGCGGATTTGTTTTCCCCTCCGGATCAAACTCCGCGATCTTCCCGTCCAGATCGAAGGGCGGGGGTTCTGAAAAAGGGTCCCCAGACGGAGATGGCCCAGCGGGGATATATTCACCGTCCGCCTCGGCCATCCTGTCGAAGATGTTCTTTTTGACTCCCGCCTCGGCCATTTTGTCGAAGATATTCCCCATTAGAACGAATACCCCCTGTCTCTGGCAATCTTCGCCGCCTTTTTCGGATCGCGTCCGGCTTCCAGAAAGATTTTCCCCGCTGTTTCATTGTCCAGCCGTTTCCCGCCCCCACCTTGTGGAGCAGCAGCAACGGGGCTGGGCCTTTTCAAATCTCTTTCAATGTTTTTACGAGCCGCTTCCATCTGATCCCTTGTGGTCATTTTGAACGTCTGCGAAATCTCCTGCGCCACCTCAATCACCTGCTTGTTGTTCAGCGGCTTTCCGGCCGCCCTCGCCTTCAGGACTGCATCCTCCATCGCGTCCACGGCCTTCAGGTAGTTTAATGCCTCTTCCGGTTTCGCCTGGGTGATCATCGTCTGCGACGGCTTCACGGTCTCCGACAGGTATTTTCGCGCCCGTTCCAGGGCCCGGGCGTCCTGCTTCTCGATATTGGCCTCCGTCCTGTTGAGGAATTTTTCCTTGTCCGCCCGCGATAACCCGCGTGAACTGAAGATTTGCGCCCGGATCTGGTCCGGAGGAACGTCGCCCCGGTAGATGAGTTGAAGGAAATGGTCGTAGGTTGCCGAGTTGGTTGACCCCTCCCCGACGCTCTTTAGTTGCTGCTTGAAATGCTCGCCCAGCTTGTAGTCCAGTTTTCCTGATCTCACAGCATCGTCAATCTTCCGGGGTGACAACGCCTTCAGGTTGAGGAACATTTCCGTCGCGGTCTTGTCGTAAACAGAGGCCTGGAGTTGTTTCCTGTCCGTGTCTGCCCTGGAGATTGCGCCGCGCACATAATCGGCTTCCTCCATGCCCAGCCCCAGCGCCTTCCTTTTTTCGGGATCATTGAGATAGGCCCCCATCAATGTTGTATCGCCATTGAACATCTTATAAAGTGTCTCGTAGGCCATCGACGTGACCTGCTCCTTACGAAGCCCCTTGGCTTTTGTTATGATCTCGTTTGTCGTATGCTGCGTCATATAGGGATGTGTTGCCGGGTCCAGCATTTCCGCAAGGAACTGGTCAACCTTGTTAATATCTCCGGCGAGAACAAGGGGATATCGTTCGAGTTTGGAAAGGACATAGTCCTTATGGGTGGATTCAGACCATTTCTGTTTTTCCTGAAAGGCTACCTGTGGCGAAATCGAAATCCCGGCGCGCTTGTTTATTTCCTCATTCCCGCCGGTTATGATAGCCAGCCGTTCCTCCTCGCTGGCGGCTCTTTGATAGGCGTCTGCCTTCATTTTCAGGGTTTCCTGTAAAACGCCCAAATCATATTCGTTGAATTTTTTATCGTAAATATGCGCGTATGCTTGACTCAACATGGTTTCCGATTTCGCGAGAAGGGCTTTGTAGGCCTGGCCGAGACTGGGGTTCGATCCAGCTATCGCGCCCGCTTCCTCCTTGTGACGCTGGAGAAAATCGTTGATTGACTCCATGCCGCGGTCCGACCCGTCCATCGGCTTCAGGTCCTCAAATTTAGATCCATGCAGCTTCGACAGCAGTTCCGTTGCACCTTTGGAAACCCGGACTTCAAGATCGGTCAGATAGGCCTCGTTTTCCCTTCTCCTTTGCCACAGCGCCATGTCGCCACCAAAGCGCATCATGGCGTCGCCTAATATCTGCATCCCTTCACCGGCCGATTGAACCATTTTTTACCTCATTACCTGCCGTAATATGCTTTCCCGAATGAATGAGCCGCACCAAATAATGCGCCTCCAGCGGCATAATAGGACCCGGCCTTCGCGTTGCTGCCTTGCTGCCTGGTGATGCCCGCCCGCTGCATATTGATCCCGTAACGCTGCGTTGCCAGATTTTCGATGTTCTTCGCCTGGCCAATGTTGAAATTGTATTCCTGGCCGGCCAGCCCATAGCCTTGTTCGGCCAGTCCGTAAATTTGACCGGCAAGACCATATTTCCCTTCTTCAAGTCCATATAGGGCTTCCGCCAGTTTCGCCGATTCCAGGTTGATTTTCCCGGCCAGGTCGTAGCGGACCGCCGTCCCTTCAAGGCCTTCAGCGGCCATCATCCTTTGTTTATAGTTTGTTTCAGCGGACAATAGAGATTCGTCGGTTGCAAGTTCCGCGGATCTGAAAGCGATGTCTTTGGCCCCCGTCGCATACATATCCCCGATAGATGTCTGATCGCGCAGCGCGGACATGAAAGATCCGGCGTTGATGTTAAACCCGCTCTTACCGCCCTTTGCCGCAGTTTCCGCGATCACATGGCGGAGCGTGTCGATCTTCGTATCGTATGATTGTTGCGCCTCATCCTTTTTGATCGCCTCTCGTTCTTCAGCAAATTCCTTTTCCCCTTCATAAACATGGGACGCGATGTCGATGGTTTCAGCTTCTTGCCGCCGCGTGAGCTTCGCCATGTAATCATTGTAAAGCGCTTCCTGGTTTGCTTCCCAAACCTTGTATTCGGTGAGGTATCGCGCATTTTCAAGGTCGATCCCGGCCGCTTCATAGGAAATCGCCGCCCGCTGTTTAGTTATCCCGGCGGCTGTATATTCCCAATTTGCCCGCGCCTCTCTCTCCCTTGCGGCCAGGCGAGCGTTTTCCATCTCGATCGCGGCGTTCTGTTCCTCGATGCTGGCCAGCTGTGAATAATACTCCTCGGCGTTGCTTCCGCTTTTAATTGCCCCATAGGCCGACAGGATCCCGCCGGCGGCGATTAAATAGTTGACCCAGCTCATTATTAAGCGTCCTCCGTTTTCATCGTCGCCACCATGGACAGGATCGAGCAGGGAAGCGGGTTATTCATGACGACCCGGATCCTTGCTTCGCGCTGCCAGGCACGCGGAAACGTGACCGGGTGGATCCCGTTCATGAGCGGTTCCGGGGAGCCCATCAGGGCGGTCCCGTCCCGAAAATCAAGCATATCCAGCTGCACGTCGGCGACCCGATCATCCCCCCGGCCGATTTGAAGGCCCGACCCGGCGTCAAAGAAGCGGACCAGGACTTTGCTGATTGACCTTTTCTTCCCCTGCGCCGGGCCCTCCGCCCCGCCGCCCTCAATGTCCAGGGTTTCCAGGATGCTGTCATACGGCAGCCCGATTTGTATCTTTGATGCCGCATAATCCAACGCGACGACCCCGGACGCATTGACGACCTTTTGCGGATGAACCGCGCCGTCGGCCAGGATCGCGACCGTTTCCCCTTGCAAATGGGACAGACCGCCCAGGCTGGTGACGGCCGCGCCGGAATAGGTCAGGCCGCAATCGACAAAAAAGGCGTCCTTGACGTCCGTCCCGTATTTCATCGGCTTCATGTATTCGATATATCTGACCGTTGATCCGTTGATGGTCCGCTTTGTAACCATCCAAAGGTCGTCTTGATTATCTCCTGGGATGCAACAGACCGCTTCGACACTTCCGTCAATCGGATGACGATGCCAGCCGATGACGTCCTGGTCTTTCTCATAGGTCAGCCCCAGCAGCACGCCGTCCGAGCGGACACACCAAACAATCGGATACGGGGATCGCTGATAGTCCCAATCCACAATTCCGCCGGCCGTGATATGCTCCGCCAGCAGCGTCAGATCCTTGCCGATGTAAGCGTCCGTTTCCCATTTATAAGAAACCTCGATCACCTTTTCCCCGTTGTTCGTCGGCAGCCCCAGGCGTTCAACAAACATGGCCGATTGCCCCAGGCCGTGCGCCCGAAGCAAAGCAGACCCCTGCCTGGATTGCTGGGTGATCTTCGCGTTTGTGACGGTGATCGGATCCGTGGACGATTGCGCCCCCATGCGCCACACCCCGTCGGTCGCGCCGATCAGCATATTGTTTTTGCTTACCGCCCAGCGGATGACGTTCACCTTTTCCGCGGCCAGCTGGTAGCAGAAGCCGTCCGTTGCCAGCGGCGACGTCGTTTTTTCTGACCCAAAATCGTTATAATCCCCGGTTTTGCTGGCAAAAACATAGGCATCCTTGAAATAATAAAGGCGCTGCTCATGGAAGGACACGCAATCAGGATACCCGCGATAGGTGGAAAACGCCCCCTCGCGCCAGGCCTTAGTCGCTGCGGTGCAGGTCCCCGGATCCGTCCCCGGGACGTAAGCCGCAACGCTGGTCGTGTTGATCCCGTCCAGGGTGAAATTGTCCGCGTCCACTTTGATAATCTTGAAAATCACATGATTATAAACCGTCCATCCGGCTTGCGTGATCCCGGTAAACATGACCCGGTCCCCCGTCGCCAGGCCGTGACCGACGATATTAACGGAGCATGGATTTGCAGATGTCAACCCACCGATGGCAACATAATTGTTTCCGAAATCGGACTTGACCGTCGCCGTCGCGTGTTTTGCGTCTGTGACCGCGGTTATCTCGCACCAGCCCCATTTAAAGGTTGTCGTTCCCTGCTTCAGCCGGAAGGCGGCCCCGACGTGCCCGGCGGCAAAGATATCCTTTTCGGAAACCAGGGTGATCGCGGACCCGGTGATCGCCGACGGAGCCATGGCCCATTGATCGTCGGAATTTTCCTCAAGATAGGGCGGCTCCGTAAAGACTTGCTGTGTCAGCGTCCAATCCACATGGGACGTCCTGGTCAGTATCCGCGGCGCGTATCCGTTGCACGCGATATAAAGCTCATCCTCGCTTTGTGCATACATGATGAAGGGAAGGTCAAGCTCCCCATAGGGCGTCACGATCTCGACAGGCGTCGCCGGAGAACCGCTGGTGATCTGCCCATATTCCTTGAAAAAGCGGAAATAGAGATCCCCGGCCTCGATGACATAAGCCTGGGTGATGGAGTATTCAAAGGGGATCAGGCGGGCCGCTTTCCCGGCGTTCTTTGCCGCGATGCAGAAATACGTCCCCGGCCGGCGCTGGACCCCGCCATGGACCCGGACCACAAAGTTTTCCAGCGTCCGGCAGCCGGTTTGATATTTGGCGATATCCACGCGGCCATAGACTTGCGGAGAAACTTCCCCGCCGCTGAAGCTCGTCAAGTTTGTGGAAACCCTCGGCATCCCTAACCCCTTGCGTTGATGAAAGCGTTATCGTCTATTTCTTCAGGCGTCCCCTCTTGCGAATCAGCAATCGTCGCCTTGATCAGGGCCATTTCAAACCGCTTGACCATGGCATCGGCCATGGAATTGCTGTTTGTTATTGCAAACGCCAGGTATTCGGCCAGCTTCGCGATGACGGCTCCCAGCAGCGACGGATCCATCTCATTGACCCCGATCCTGGAGATATATTCCAGGTTGAAAGTGGACTCGTCGCTGTGCAGCGCCCCGGACACAATCTTGAAATCAATGTCCTGGTAATCCCCCCAAAGGCCGCGGATGTAATCCGCCGGCAGCGCAAAGGAATAGGCATATCCCCAAGTCGGTGCGCTGGCCAGCCGCGCCAGGGATTCGCGCTTGATCGCGCAGTTCCAGGGATAAAGCCGCAGCGTTTCATCAATGGCCTGGTCAATATACAGGGCGCATTTTCGTTCCGCTTCCGTTGTCGGCGCCGTGATCGAAGCGACCATTTCCGCCCCGATCAGCCCCAGGGCCATGTTGCAGACTTGCACTCGTGAGGCCATTATTCTGTCCCCCCTCGACAAACAAAGACATAGCGGCGATCCGCTTCCGACGGATACGATTTAACGTCCGCATAAAATTGCTTGAGTTTGTTCAGCCACCAATCGCGATCTCCCTTGACGGTGGTCAGATCCATCCCGCAGCGGACGTCCGCCCAATCATAGACTTCGACGATCAGGTTATCCGCGGTCCGCCGGATCTGCGCCAGGGATTCGTCCAGCTTTTCCGGCGGAAAGCACATCAGGGCGTCAATGCACAGCCCCCACTCGCAGCGCGGAAAATCGCCAGGGAGATCCCAAAGGGCGTCGACGGTCATCGTGACCCCGCTCCCGACCAGGCTTTGCGCTTCCGGCTCAAGCGCATGGTCCGAAACATCGACCATGTTGATCCCGGTGATCCCGGCCTGGTAATAATCGACCACATCCCGGCCGGTCCCGCTGCAATAGACATTGATTTCCGTCCCCGGACGGATGCACCCCAGGACAAAGGGGACCATCCGCTTGCCCATGGACCCAAGACGATAGTTCCCGCGGTCCCATATTGCGTCAAATCGCTCTTTCCACTCCTGGGCCAGGGGATCACTCGCGGCCATGATAAAAACGTCCCCTGATCCATCCAGGCGCGTCACGGACGGCCAATGCTTCACTATCCGATCAGCCCACCATTCGCAGGGCTTGACGGTCAGATGAAGCGTGTCATTGATGTGATGTCCCCAGCCGTCCGGGGATCCGCTGATCGCGAAAAAGATTTTGTTGACCTTTGCTTTCATACCGGCCAGCGCCGCCGGGATCCCATCTTCGGGAAGATGCTCCATGACATCGCAGCAGAAGCCCCAATCGGCCCGCGGCAGTTCCGCCGGAAGATCATGAAGGGAAGCCTCAAAGAAGCGATCCACCAGGCCATGAGAAGCCCGGAGCGGATCCTTGACGATATCGACCAGGGCCACAGGATGCCCCAGGTCTGCCAGCTTCCGGGCCGCGTCCCCCGTCCCGCAGCCGAAGTCAATCACGGATTCGCCCGGATTGATGAAGTTCAGGAAGGTTTTGACGTGCGTTTCCCCAGGGCCCAGGCTGTAACCTGGGACCGCGTGCATCCGTTCATACTTGCGGCGCTCCGACCTATAAAGTTCGGATTGCATCAGGCGCCCCCAACAGTTCCCGCGTCCAGCCGGACAAAGACTTGACCCGGCCCTGAAAATAATTGTGTTCTGTGTTTGTCCATTCCATCTTGATAAAATCGGAGTTAAACATATTCAAAGTTTTCCCAGGCGGATCGTAGAAGTGGCCGTCCCCGTCCAACGGGACGCCGGCCAGGATGATTTCGTCATACCCCAGGGCCAGGCCGACTATGACGGCCAGGATCGACGACGTCCCGCCCATGGCCCCGTCGATGTTGCCCCACACATAGTCACATTCGGACAGCCCGGCCTTGTCATGTTTCCGGTATCCGTGCGTCGTGACGTGCGATTCCTCGCATTGGTAATACGGCCGCAGCGCCCGCCACAGATTCGGTTCTTCCGGGTGCATTGATACGCCGTGATTAACCCGCCCCTTATGATGAAGGATCATGTTGTTGACCGCGATCACGCCGATCCGGTCCAGATCCTTCACCTGGGCCAGGTCGTCCCATATCGTCCGCCCGCAGCCCATGACGACGGCGACCCCGGAGAAGTTCCCCGCGCATCGGGGCGGGCTTTCGCCCGGCCCCGTTATGCCGTTAAGCTCCCACATCTCAATTAGGAGCAAGTTTCTTGATGATGACTTCGATCGCGCCAGTCGCTTCCTCGACTCCCGTCTTGATGACGAGAGGGATATCAACCGCCGTATCGTTCTTGTAGCCCAATCCTTCGGCCTTTCGACACGCCGTCACCTGGTTTGCCGTGGTGAAAACGGTTGCCGCCAGATAGCGGTCATCGTCGCCCGCGTCGCCCAGCTGAAGGGTTGTCGCCGATCCCAGGTCCGCGCCCAGGATGAAGCCGTCGATGTAAACTTCGCCAGGCTTCAGCACGCCCACGTTGACCAGCGTCCCGATCGCGGCGCTGGCAAAGGTATAGGTATCGTGGGTTGCCCTTACCTTTCCGCCCCACTCGGCCCCCATTTCCGTTACAGGCGTCGGGGCTGCATATTTTGTGTAGTTTGCTCCACTTGCCATGATAAAAACCCCCTTTGTGTTTCGTTAAGGGACGGCCCCTTGACCGTCCCGCTCAATTAAGCTTCATACGCCTGGATCTGCACGATCCCCTTTTCATCCATCCGGGTTGCCCCGATGGACATTCCGGCATAAACCTGGATCGCCAGGTTCTTGTCTTTCCGCGGCGCGATGTCGGTGATGATATCGCTATTGATCGCCAGCAGCATCGTGTCACGCTGGAAGGCGTAGCAATACCGGACAGACGAAGCCACGGCCAGACGTTCGGACCGGATGAATTTGAATCCCAGGAAGGTGTCGATTTCGCCGCGGGCCAGGGCCTTGACGGTGTTGTAATCGGACGATTTCACTTCCGTGGTGTTCAGGAGATCGTTGTTGATCTGCTTCGACCCGCAGACCAGGAAACGCCCATCTTCCGGGACCTCGTCGGCGTCCAGCTTCTGTTTTGCGGACAGGAGCTTTGCCAGGGTAAGGCCGGTTGAAGCGTGAAGGATCTGCTTGTTTGTGGTGTCGAAGGCGTAGGACGTGGACCCGTCAATTCCGCCATAGGCCGTCGCGACAAAGGCGGCGATGATTTCATCGTCCTTTGCGCGCTTGAGCGCGTTGACCGCGTTTTTCACGTAGGCGCTCTGCGGATCCGTGACGGTTTTCAGCTTGTCGTAATTGTCGATCAGGTCCGCCCAATCGAAATCGACCAGCGTCACTCGCCGCCGAAGGTGCGGCGTGGAGATCAGCGGCGTGTCAGCGTGTCGGGCTGCCCGCTTTACCGCCGCCGTCGCATCAATCTGATCAAAAAACTCATTCCGGCCATAAGCGCCGGACTCTACCCGAACAGCCCCCTCCAGGCGGCTGTCCTCTTGCTGCATCAACACCTGGATAGTCGCGTTATACTGCTCGACCATCGCTGTCGTGATCTGAAATGACATGGCTGTTACCCCCTATCTGATAGATTTTTTGTCTGTCAGCTGGGTTGCCCGTTGCCGGACCCGCGCTTTTCTTGTTAAAAGCCGGATCGTGTCAGTTCAGACCGATTGCCCGATGTTGTTTTCCCTTGCCGCTTCCAGGGATCCTTTCAGGTTGCCCCTGATTTTTTACTGATAGATCACTTCGTCTTTCCCGACGGAGATCCTGGACAGCCTCGCGACTTCATCCATGGCCTCTTTGTGTCGTGGATGCCTTATCTTATTTCCGTTTTCATCCAGGTTGTGAAAGGCGGACCAAAGCGGATTTTGTTTGTTCGTCATGATATCCGCCCGCTTGCTTTTCGCGTCCGCCGGGCCCAGGTCAAAGTCGGGCTTGTCGCCGCCGACCAGGGCGCTTTCATCCATCCGCCGGCCCACTTCCGCCAGGACCCGGATCACGACCGGATCATTTGCAAATCGCGTTGTAAACGCCTTCACTTCTTCCGGCGATCCGCCAAAGGCCTTCAGCACCTTGTTTGCGACCGCGACGCGCTCGTCAAATTTATCCCCCCATTCTCCCTTCAGGGTTTCGACGGCCTT